ACTAAAATTTTGATCCACAAATGCCTCATAAGTGTTTTTTTCATTATGAATACTGAAAACAGCAGGTGTTGAGAACCTTGCCAGGAAAGGAGCCATCATTTGATTCATCTGCTGTTGGTAATTCGAGACCATCTTAACCTCGTATTGTACCTCAACATAAGTAGGCATTGGGATATAGAGCGTTTCATATACCACTTCTTTGTTATCAAAAGGAAAGGTATTATATGTAGTGTTTGTTCCATCCCCAAACTTCTTACGGGCCTTTGCATTAGCAAAATTTCGTGTTTTATCCTGCATGACACGTCTGGCGATGGGTATGGAACCTCCTCGTTTATAGAAATCAAAGTAGGGCGGCACATAGACACCATACTTTCCCTTGTTCGAAGGGTTCTTGACTAATGATGTTCTGATAATAGACATCAAAGGGTATTCCAAGACCCTTCCATCAGTTCTAATGTTTCCTTCTTCCGGGACATTCTTGATCTGGAATGCTCTCTCGGGAGCAGAGAAGATGACAGGCACTTTCTTGAAGCCCGAATTAGTGTCGCACGATACATTTAGGTCGTCATTTATAAAATTATAAAGAGCCGTATCGATGTCTTCTAGGCTTGAGGGTGCAAAAGGATATTCGGCGTGTAATTGTTGGTCTAACTCTGTTCTCTTAGGCATTCTTGTTTTCCTTAAATATTCTTACCGGGATTGAACAAGCCCTTGCGAGCCTGACGGCACACAGCGGACACTTCTAGCGATGTTCCGTCAGCGAAGTCACTATCCTGACCGAACAAGTAACGAGGCTCAAAAATATCCACAATTTCAAAATACATGCCATCATACTGAACATAGTCCCCTAGCCTAGCAAATAGATTTTGATCCTGGGTCAGTCTTCTCTTGTGAAAATGGACTGTTATATTGTAAAGGTTATCAAAACCATACTCTGCCTGAGTTCGGTCAGAGCCGTTGAACTCAACAAGGCTATAGACCCGTATAGGGGGTAAAAATGTTTTATGAATAGCTTCACCATACAATTCGTTGTAATTAGTTCGGTCACGATCGATGGGAAAGTAGAGTAACTGTTGACCAATAATATGTTCAATGACTTCATCATTGATCTGCTTGACGAAATCACGCTCGGCTCTACCAACAAATAGTGGTGGCGGAGGAGAGGCTGGTTGAGACCATTTGTTCTGCTGAGCCATTTATTTACCCTACGTAAATGCCGGTTGGGATGTGCTTAACAACTTCTGAGAGGTTGTTTTGCATAGCAGCATCGCCTTCGACTAGTGTTCCGTAAGCCATCTCATCAAGAACAGTTTTAAGTTCATCACGCAAAGCGTTTTGTTCTTCTTTTGCCTCTGAGATAAGCGCAGGACCATTGAGAGTTACCTCGTTTCCTGGAATTGGTATTGAGGCAAGTTTTGATCTAACTTGTCCCAGTGTTTCTTTCGCTAAAGATAGCGAGAATCGACGGATCCACTGTTTACCTATGCTGTTAATGTGCTTGTAAGGTACATTTGGAAACGGCAGCGTGTTCATATTATTAACACCATCAGCGCCGTACTTCCTGTCGGCTTGCTCAGTGAAAGCATCCTCAGATACTCTAAAGTCTACCCAAAACCTGTCTGGGTTGTTGCCGTCTGGAGTCGGGAAGATACGTAACTTGTTATTATTGATTCGAAAAGAATAATGAGAAGCTCGAACGTTCATGTCTTCTTCAAATGCGTAAGCTTGTAAAACATTTTGCCAGGCTGGAACAAGCTGGAACTGGCTGTCATCAGCATACATCCCATAAGTTGATAAGTTGCCCGTTGCACCAATAGCATTACCACCAAAGAAATTCCACATAGATTGAGGAGTCTTATAATAAACTTTTTGGATAGTGATTGCATTATTCCCTACACTAGCACTAAATGGAGACCCAGCTTCAAGAGAGGCGCTGTATATAATCGCCTGAAGGTCGTAATCCTGCACGTCGTTTGTGGGTACAAATGATGCTGAATATATCGTTTGAGATGCTCCTACCCCTGCATGGAGACTAGCTCCACGACCAAGATGGGTTGCATAACCAAGCTGAAAACGTGGGAACTTTAGGTTTGGCTTGATGCCTGTGCCGCCATTATCATACTCTGTCATTTCACCATCTTGGTCGAAAGAACCAGTGGTGTTACCAAGCATATCAGACAAAACATTTTTTGCTTGGTGTGTATTAATAAGATATGAATATTCTAAACAAGATTCTTCATACGAATTATAAACAATGTCTGCTGTTATTTCAAGATCTAGAACTCGACCACCTAATTTATTGTAAGTATAAGATACTTGATCTACAGCACCACTGATAAATGCTGCACTATCGTAAACACCATAAGATAGTGCGTCTGTAACGTCACTGTGTGCCCCTGTTGATGGGAGAACAACAGCACTTGTAGTGCTAACGGGTTGAAGGCTTGTTGGCATCTTGATTCCTCACTTGTTATATAAATAGTTTTAGACTTTCTTATTTTATCCCACTAATAAGAAAACCCCGCCACAAGGACGGGGTTTCCTACAACTTTATTCAACCCTAGGGGTCAGATAAAGTCTATCAGGTCTGCTCTACGTTAGAGATCAGATCTTGACACACAACCAAGCCATACATGTCAGGGCGAACCATCTTCTTAGCATAGCGAGTCATGACACCCTTGCGGGGCACGAAATCTTCTGTACCAAAGATGGTAGGCGTGACTTGCAGCGGGACGTAAGGAGCGTAGACATATCCACTTTCGAGGAAGCTACTACCCTTGCGACCAACAAGAAGCAAGTTGCGAGTAAAGTAAGGATCGACAATAATGTCCATCTTACGGCTGAGAGAACCAACGTTCGAAGCACCCCAAGAACCACCATCAGCGTCAACCGCTACACTGGCACGGAAGCCAGCAGTGAATTCGAGGATGTTAGCCATTTCGGGAGAACAAACTACGAAGTTTGCGCCGCCACGAAGCGTCTTACGGTGAATACGAGCACTGACTTCGTTGACTGTCTCAAGGAGAGTCTCATACCATTCAGAAACGGTACCAGTGAAGTCAGGGTAGGTGCTACCAATAAGGCGTTGACCTGTTTCACGGTTCACAAACTTGCCTGGGCTGCGAGACCAGAACAATGTTCCGGCAGTTGCACCCTTCACAAGGTCTTCAAGAATTTCTTGATCAATTTCAAGAGCAACTTGTTCGGACAAGATGCTTGTCAACTCAACTTCAGCGTCGAGGTTGTGGTAAGCATTCAAGTCTTGAGCCAACTCAGGACTCCACTTAGCCTTGAGCTTCTTAGTGACAGCGGTAACAGCCGTAGAATCAACCTTGATGTCGATTTCCGGGATGTTTCCATTGTTTTCTAAAGCCCAGGTAGCAGTACCAACGATAGAGCCTAAAGGCGTACCATTAGCAAATCCGTCAACCATTGGGTACGTTGCACTAGCAACAGCACCAGCGGCGGCACTCAAAACACTGTGTGCTTCAGAGAACAGACCCATTGTGGGCTGTGCGAGAACAACCAACAGGTGGTCTTCAGCAGTACCAGAGTACTGAGTCAAAGCACGGACCTGAAAGGCAGCAGGACCTGCGCCCTTCTTAGAAAAGTTACCACCAGCACCAAACGAACTAGAAAGAACGTAGGCAACCAGGTCATCTTTGTTAAGGTCAGAAGGTGTTGGAACCTTGCCGACAAGATACCCAGAAGTACCAGAGGTAAATACAGGGTCGTTATGAAGGACAGTAGCCCAGTCACTGATGCAGGCTGCATCACCAAATGTACCAGAAGCGAGAACTTCAACGGTGCCTGTCTGAGAGCCTGTTGGGCTAGAGTAACCGTTGTTCAAGCTGTAAGCCGAAAGCTGACCGTTGTTGCCACCGAGATCGATGCCATCAATAATACCAGCACCAACTTTGCCACCACCATAAACAGAGGTGTTAGCGAACTGAGCCAAACGATTGGGGTCGCCGCCGTCACCGGTAGCATCCATAGCACCATCTGGCGAGAACACAAAATCTAGGAAGAAAATGAGTCCACTAGGAAGCGACATGGGCTGCACAGACACGAGGTCTTGTGCGATAAGGTTGCCGAATACACGGCGAACGATTGGGAAAGCAACTGAGGCGAAGCCTTGAACATCACCTGCTTGCATTGTGCTCGTTTCTTTGAGTAGTTGAGCAGCCTGGTTTTCCAAAAGGCGTGCCATCGAACCAGCTTTGGTTTCGTCGAGCCCTTCGAGAAGACCAGTCTTCTCCCACTTCTCAAGGAGAGCTTCACCTTCATTAGCAAGCGATCGTTGTCGAATGCCTTCGGTGAGAGTTTCTAATACAGACATTTTAAATCTCCTTTTTTATTAATTTGTCTTGTTTATTGCTGCGAGAGTTGCCCAACGATTATACGTTGGACTCGATTCAGTAGTGTGTTCCTCTTTACGATTCCCACTAAGAATGACAGAAGATCTTTTCGTGACGGCTT